TTACTTGTCAAAAATGGCTATTGCATCGTGTTTTTTCTGAGTATATAAATGGCTGTAAGTGCCCATCGTTTCAGTGATTTGAGCATGTCTCATGAGTGACTGTAAAACGAAAATATCTACACCATTATTTGCAAGATAAGATGCATAAGAATGTCTTAACGCGTGAATGTTATAATGGGGGAAAGCTTTTTGGAATTTCTTTTGAACATGACTGTAATGTTTGGGAGCCATTCCTCCGAAAATAAAATAACTACGTTCATCAAAATATTTGTTTAACTCTTTTTCACGTTGATGTCGTTCAGTTAACATTGTATTGATGAATTTAGGTAAAGGAACAATATCCTCTGAACTATCTGTTTTTGGTCTCGGATATATAGTTCTATTAGAGATGTCCATTGTTTTATTTATGGATATCTCTTTTTTGTATTTATTGTAGTCTGTCCAAACAAGAGCCATAGCTTCGCCAATCCTTAAACCTGTATAAAACATTAATGTAAATAACTCTCTGTAATCTTGCTCTTCAATGTCTTTGATTCTTTCTTCAAATTCTTCACGCATCATAAACTTAGGTTTTGGCTTTACACGCGGAATAGGTTTAATTGATATTGTTGGATCTGTACGTAATCCAAAGTATTTTTTAGCATAATTAATTACAACTTTAAAACCTGACCAAATTGTACGAGCAGAATTTGTTGATGCTACATTCTCTATTAGATATTTACGAAACTCTTGGCATTGATTTTGTGTTATCTTATTCATTTTTATGTGCCCGAACTTAGCTTTAAAGTGTTTATGATATTCATTTTGTTTGCGTCGTTTTGTTTTAGGTCTCAAATCGCTATTTTCTAAATAGTGATGAAAAACATAATCAAATGTTTTAGAATCACTATATCCTTCGTTTACGTCATTCAAAAAAATAGCCTCTGCTCTCTTAGCTTCACGCTTAGTTGAAAAACCGCGTTGCATCTTACGTTTGTTATTACCGTATACATCTTTATATCTAATAGAAAAATACCATTTACCTGTATTATCATCCTTATATACTGGCATTTTGCTTCTCCCTCCTCAAAATTGGCAAAAAATAATAAGGGTAGGCGGGCTACCCGAAATTTTATTGTTGAACAACTATTGCTTCACTTCTTGCTTTTCCTACTTCTTTTCTAAAACTATCATATGATTGATTAGGGTGTGTTAACGACATTCCTGGACCACCTCCAGCATGTTGGTTTTTGTCCGGATTATTTTCCATTTCTTCAGTGGCTCTTTTAGCATTTAAATATTCTTCGTAACTAGGTTCGTTTGGGTCACGTGGTTGTGCTTGTTGTCCATTATTGGTAGCTGGAAGATTCTTCTGTACTTGTTGCTTAGGTGTGTTATTGGTTTGTTTATTGTTGTTAACGTTTGTGTTGTTCTCGTTGTTTACTTGATTATTGTTATTGTTTTGATTAGCATTTTCTTTTTTCACTTCTGCTTTGTCTTTAGTTTCTTTCTTTTTGTCTTTGTTCTCTTTCTTTGTTTCAGTTTTCTTGTTTTCGTCTTTCTTATCTCCGTCGTTGCTACCACATGCACCTAAAATTAATGTGCTCGCTAATAATAAACCTAATAATTTTTTCATGTTTATACCCCTTTATTTGCTATTTGTTTTAATAAATCTATTACTTCGTTGTTTTGCTCGATAATTCTATTATTTTGCTTTATTAGTTCGTCTCGTTGAGCTATAGAAACAAAGTTTTGTTTTAATTGCGTATCGTAGAATACGAATTTGGCTTGTTTATCTACATTTGTCGTGAATGTACCTAAACTGTTATAGACTTTCAATAATGTAGGATTAATATTTTGCTTTTGATATGCGTAAGTCGTAACGTCGGTAGCTTCTTTAATACCTTGTCCGTTTAAACTTTTAGCTGATTTTGATTCATATTCTTCGTTACTGTTTTTAAAATTTTCAGATTTATAAAGTTGGATATCAAGTTCTTTTCCTTCTTTAAAATCATTTAATATCTTTCTTTTTTCATCTGTTGTCATTTTTTTATACATGTCAATCTTTCTATTGCTTAATTTACTAAACATTTTTGTTTCTGTTAGAATTTCTTTGAAAGTTAATTTATCTCCTGCCATTTTTCATTTCTCCTTTGCTTACTTTTTATATTAAAGCGCCATAAAGGCGCTATTAATCAAAAATTCGATAGTTATAAATAACTTTACCTATCACTTCGATTTCATCAATAGAATCTAAATCGTAAGAATTAGTTTTAAATTCATCTGAATAGCTTACTGGGTCTAAATGTAGTTTTGTTTCAGTACGTCTCACACGCTTAACTGTATATTCACCACCTAGACGTAATACAAGGATGTCATTGCTGTTAAGTTTATGATCACAAGACTTTCTATAATCATGGACAATTATATAAGAACCGTTAGCAAGTATTTTATTCATGCTATCACCATTTATTTGTAACGCTATGCATTCACTAGGCTTACGACCATTAAATGCTACGTCTGGAATATCGAAATCTTTTGTTTCAATTTCGACTGTCTCAAAATTTCCAGCAGAAACTTTTCCATAAAATGGCACTTGATAGTAATGATTAATGTTTTCTAATGGAACAATATCATCTTCTAAACCAATTAAATAATCCATGCTTACACCAAAGTAAGAAGCTAGTTGAGATACAGTTTTCGCTATGGGTTCTGATTTGTTATTTTCCCAATTGGACAATTTACCTTTAGTAAAACTGTTTTTCTTGTCCTTTGAAGGGAATTTTTCATGCAGTTCATCGCTAAGTTGTTGTAAAGTCAAACCTTTTTGCTTCCTTAAATTTCTTATTCTATCTCCAAAAGTCATTTCGTTCTAACTCCTTATTATTATTTATCCCCATGAATTTAATATACACCATGTGTTGTTTTTTTACAACACTTATATAAGAAGAAATAAAAAAAGTTATAAAAACACGACAAAAGTGTTGCAAAAGTAAAAAAGGTGGTGTAGTATAATAGACAAGTCGTAAATACACGACTTAGAAAGGAGGTGCGAAAATGAACGGATATAACAAGTTGAAAGGTTTGTTAACAGAAAGAGGCATCAAGAATAAAGATTTAGCCGAATTACTTGATATAAATAGAACAACTGTTAATAAAAAACTAAATCGAACTAATGGGAATGACTTTTCAATGTCAGAAGTAAGAGCAATTTGTTTGTACTTAGATATCAGTGCAGACATATATTTTTTAAACCAAAGTCGTGAAAACACGACTAAAGAAAAACAAACAATTTAATAGGAGGCATTAACCATGCAACAAGAAAGAGACCGCTTATTAAAATTAACAAGACTTCAACTCAAATACTCGAATCTAGCGGGGCAAATTGAAGCTTATGACAAAACACTTAAAGAAATAAGATACACTCGAGATCTTTACAACAAATATCTAAGCATGAACAACTATGACGCATTTGCTGGTTTGGAAATGGTTGAAGATGAAATCACTGAGAAGCTTCGAAGTGTCATAAAAGAATTACAAAAAATAGAAAAAGAAATGAACAAGCTCAACGGAGTTGAAAGTGATAACAAAGTTACTGATTTAACAGAGTGGCGGAAAGTGAATCAGTAACGTTCACTTTAATATAACCACGCTTATCAACATCCACATTGAGCAGATGTGAGCGAGAGCTGGCGATGATATGAGCCGCGCTTAAATACATTCGATAGTCATTGCGATAACCGTCTGCTGAATGTGGGTGTTGAGGAAAAAGGAGGATACTCAAATGCAAGCATTACAAACATTTAATTTTAAAGAGCTACCAGTAAGAACAGTAGAAATTGAAAACGAACCTTATTTTGTAGGAAAAGATATTGCTGAGATTTTAGGATATGCAAGATCAGACAATGCCATTAGAAATCATGTTGATAGCGAGGACAAGCTGACGCACCAATTTAGTGCATCAGGTCAAAACAGAAATATGATCATTATCAACGAATCAGGATTATACAGTCTAATCTTCGATGCTTCTAAACAAAGCAAAAACGAAAAAATTAGAGAAACCGCTAGAAAATTCAAACGCTGGGTAACATCAGATGTCCTACCAGCTATTCGCAAACACGGTATATACGCAACAGACAATGTAATTGAACAAACATTAAAAGATCCAGACTACATCATTACAGTGTTGACTGAGTATAAGAAAGAAAAAGAGCAAAACTTACTTTTACAACAAGAAATCGGAGAGCTAAAACCCAAAGCAGATTATGTTGATGAAATCTTAAAATCAACTGGCACATTAGCTACAACTCAAATCGCGGCAGACTACGGTATATCAGCACAAAAGTTAAACAAACTACTACACGAAGCTAGACTACAACGAAAAGTAAATAAACAGTGGGTGCTTTACTCAGAACACATGGGCAAGAGTTACACAGATTCAGACACTATAACAATTGTGCGTTCTGATGGCAGAGAAGACACAGTTTTACAAACTAGATGGACACAAAAAGGCAGATTGAAAATACATGAAATCATGACTGAATTCGGTTATGAAGCTAATTTAGGGGGAGCGTAAATGACACCAGAACAAAAAGAAAAGCTAAACAATATAGTATTAACACTTTATGCAGTTAAAGAAAACAAAAGTCAAACATACACACACAAAGATACTCTTACTGTGACATATGCAGGCGAGATTGAGCACACTTACGAAGTCGACAGAGAGAAACACCTTGAATCAATGATTGAGTGGGCAATTGACCAAATCGAACAGCACTTTGATTTAGACGAAGAAGAATAACACACAATTGAACAAACAACTTAATAGGAGGAATTACAAATGAACGCACTATACAAAACAACCCTCCTCATCACAATGGCAGTTGTGACTTGGAAGGTTTGGAAGATTGAACGAAATACGAGAAAGCCTGTAATCAATCGAAATGATTTTAGTAAAGAGTCTACAGCAGAAACGATTGAGCGACACAGTGATCCTGATTCAGGAATAAAACTACTTAAGGCATTTTCCGACTTCACTAAACAAGCTGAAAAGCAAAAACCTACACTAGGAGAAGTTTATAGACGGAACAAACCTGAATTACCAACCGTTACTTTAGACGAAAACGGACTGTTTATAAATGATTTTAGGGTGCCTTATGTACTTGAGGAAGGGGTTAACGTAAAGAAATCTATGAACAACCTATATAAGGTCAGTTTGGACTTTTTCGCTAAAAGTATTATTGCAGATAATTACGAAGCAGATAACCCAGAGAATCAACAGTTATTTTAAAGGAGGAATAGATATGATAAAAAATAGTTTGCAAGCTAAAGAACTTGCGGTAATTTTATCTGTTTCTAAATCCAAAGCAGGACAAATAATAAGAGAACTGAATAAAGAGCTTGAAGACGAAGGGTACATTGCGATACGAGGCAGAATACCCGTCCAATTAGCTAGGAAAAAATTCCCTTATCACGACTTATCAGACCAGAGAATAATGGAGGAGTTGAAAAAAGAAAATGAGCAACATTTATAAAAGCTACTTATTAGCAGTATTATGCTTCACAGTCTTAGCAATTGTACTCATGCCGTTTCTATACTTCACTACAGCGTGGTCAATTGCAGGATTCGCAAGTATAGGGACATTCATATTTTATAAAGAATACTTTTATGGGGTGGATGATTAAATGACTTGGTTTGAAGAATACGTTAAACCTAGTGTGGAATGGGAAAGAAAGGCAGAACAAGCTGTTTTAAGTGATGATGAAGTTAAAACGATCACTGAATATAGAAAGAAGTACAACAACCCGCATATTTACATGTCGGCTCAGAACAGAAATTATCTTGTTGAATATTTAGATAGACATACTGGAGACATAGTATTACACAATTTAAAACTTAAGAAATCATCCAGAAGAAGAGTGCATCAATATTTAATGGTCGGCCAAATAGTAGTGCCGGGCGAACCAAAAGGCACAATTTATGAAGCATCTCTGATAATAAGATAAAAAAACTGCTACTTGCGCCAACAAGTAACAGAGACAAACGATTAGCAAAATTAATTCACGTTCAATATAAAACGAAAAACGGAGGAAGTCAAGATGTATTACGAAATAGGCGATGTATGTCAGAAGGTAATTAATGTAGACGGATTTGATTTTAAATTAGCAGTTAAGAAGAAGGACCACAGCATTCTGGTGAATATCTTAGATTTAGAAGATAAGTTTATCGATGGCATAAACATAACTAATGAGAACGATCTATACACAGCATTAGACATATTAAATCAATCTATTTACGAATGGATTGAAGAAAACGCAGATGATTATGACAGACTAATTAACTTAGTCATGAAATGGTAGGTGCGATATGAAACCACATAAATTTAAACGAATGGCAATTGACTTAATAGAACGTGTACAAAGCACTTCTTATCAAGTTGATTATAAGTACAACGTTATATGGGTCTGGCACTACAGCGATGACTATTTAGGAAAAGTCGCATCAATAAATATGCACAACAATGTAGATGACGATAACACAATATTGGCTAGATACGAGAAAGCTAAAAAGATGCTAGCGGGGGAGGTGTTAAGCGATGGCTAATCTATATGAGTTATCAGAAGCATTTAAAGAGTTGTCTAATCAAGATGAATTAGACCAAACATTATTAAAAGACACATTAGATTCTATTCAAGCAGAAATAAATGTCAAAGTAGATAACATTGTCAATTGGAGACGTGAAACTTTAGGTGACATAGATGTCATAGATAAAGAGATTAAACGACTTCAAAATTTAAAAAAACAAAAACAAAATTTAACTGATCGATTAAGAGATTACTTAAAAGAAATGTTAGAAACACAAGAAGTAGATAGTTACCGCACAGCTACTAATCATATTTTTAAACGCAAAAACGGAGCTAGTAAAAATATTATCGATGAAAAACTTATTCCAAAGGATTATTGGCTATCACAAGCCCCGAAACTTAATTCTAAGCAACTAATCGATGATTTGAAAGCTGGGAAAGATATTCCTGGCGTTGAATTAAAGGTAACAGAAAGTCTGGTGATTAAGTGATGAATAAATCAGAAACAGTTGTTGAAATAAATAAAGCTATGGTTGCATTTCGCAAGGAAGTAAAACAACCGCTCAAAGATAAAAACAATCCATTTTTTAAATCAAAATACGTACCTCTTGAGAACGTTGTAGAAGCCATTGACGAGGCCGCAACACCTCATGGACTGTCTTATACTCAATGGGCTTTGAACGATGTAGACGGGCGCGTAGGAGTCGCTACAATGCTTATGCATGAAAGCGGTGAATATATCGAGTATGATCCTGTATTTATGAATGCAGAAAAGAATACGCCACAAGGAGCAGGCTCGTTAATAAGTTATCTTAAACGTTATTCGCTATCTGCGATTTTCGGTATTACTAGTGACCAAGACGATGACGGAAATGAAGCAAGTGGAAAAAATAATAATCCAAAACAGCAAACTAGAACGCAATGGGCAAGTAGCGAAACTATAGGGATTTTAAAGAAAGAGGTTATAAGTTTCACTAAATTGATAAAGGGCACGGATAAAGAAGCGCCACAAAATATAGTAGAACAAAAATTCGACATAAATAACTATAAATTAACAGAAAAACAAGCAGCAGAAGCTATTCAAAAAATACGAAATAACGCAAAAACAATTACTGGAGGAAAACGATAATGTTAAACAGAGTAGTTTTAGTAGGACGCTTAACAAAAGACCCAGAATTCAGAACAACGCCAAACGGTGTAAGTGTAGCTACTTTCACTCTTGCAGTCAATAGAACATTCACAAACGCACAAGGAGAACGTGAGGCAGATTTTATTAATTGTGTAACTTTTAGAAAACAAGCAGATAACGTGAATAACTATTTATCAAAAGGATCATTAGCTGGTGTTGACGGACGCCTACAATCACGTAGTTATGAAAATCAAGAAGGTCGTCGTGTATTCGTTACCGAAGTTGTATGTGACAGTGTCCAATTCCTAGAACCGAAGAATAACAACCAACAACCAAACAACAATTATCATCAACAAAGACAAACTCAAACTGGTAATAATCCTTTTGATAATACCATTGCGATTACTGATGATGACTTACCGTTCTGATTGGAATGATTAAATGTCGAAAATTACTAGTTATATCACTCAAGACGACGGCACAACAACAGTTGTCATCTCGGATGTTGAATTAGGCAATAAAGAAACATTACTACTTGATAACGGGTTTGATGTAGAAGTAGATGTAAACGTTATAGATCCGTTTCAAATTACCGGCAAGCAACGACGAAAAATATTCGCGCTTGTCAAAGATATAGAAGAACATACAGGTCAACCAATGGACTATATGAGACATATGTTCATCGAGTATGTAAGAACATATTACGGCTATGATGAACGTATTTCGCTAAGTAATTGTACGAGAACACAAGCAAGTCAAATCATTGAAGCAACGCTTGACTGGACGTTTCACAACGACATACCACTTAGCTACAAAACAAGCGATTTACTGAAACAAGATAAATCATTCTTGTACTGGTCTACAATCAACCGCAACTGTGTAATATGCGGAAAGCCTCACGCTGACCTAGCACATTATGAAGCAGTAGGTAGAGGCATGAACAGAAACAAGATGAATCACTACGACAAACATGTATTAGCGTTATGTCGCGAACATCACAACGAGCAACATGCGATGGGCGTTAAGTCGTTTGATGATAAATATCACTTGCATGACTCGTGGATAAAAGTTGATGAGAGGCTCAATAAAATGCTGAAAGGAGAGAAAAATGAATAAGTTATTGATAGATGACTATCCGATACAGGTATTACCGAAATTAGCTGAATTAATTGGATTAAACGAAGCAATAGTATTGCAACAAATGCATTATTGGATAGGGAACAGCAAACATGAATACGACAACAAAAAATGGATTTACAATTCTTATCCGAAGTGGATTGAACAATTTCCGTTTTGGAGCGAAAGCACTATAAAAAGAGCTATCACCAGTTTAGAAAAACAAAACCTATTGCATGTAGGTAATTACAACAAAGCTGGATTTGATCGTACTAAATGGTATTCAATAAACTATTTCGAATTAGAAACATTGGTGACCCGAGCATCAGGTCAAAATGACCCGACGATGAGGTCAAAATGGCACGATGGAAGAGGTCAAAATGACCCGACCAATACCATAGACTACACAGAGACTTCTTCAGAGACTACTTCAAATAATAGCGCAACTGACGTTACGCATGAGCAATTTGAGGAATGGTGGAAACTATACGACAAGAAAAAAGATAAGAAGATGTCTTTCACTAAATTCAAATCATGCGTAAAGAAACATACTTTTGAGCAAATCATGCAAGGTACTCGAGAGTATTTAAAAACTATTACAGACAAACAATATCAAAAGTACCCTAAAACGTTTTTAACTAACGAAAGCTATATGAATGATTATAGCGAAGAGATTAAAGAAACTGGCATAGATCAATTGGAACGCATGAAGTACGACGAAAGTTATTGGGACTAGGAGGATGTTATGAAACCGTTATTCAACGAAAAAATAAACGAAAGTTTAAAAAAATATCAACCAATCGAAGTAATACTAAGACAGAATTGCGATAAATGCGGGCATCAATATGACTTATATAAGTTTGAAAATGGATATGAATACAAAGACGGTTGCGAATGTGAAATTCAAAGATTGGCTTATGAAGAATACAAAAGGAATAAACAAAAGAAACTTGATTATATTTTCAATCAATCAAATGTTAATCCGTCTTTAAAAGATGCAACAGTTAACAACTATAAGCCACAAAATGAAAAACAAGTACAAGCTAAACAAACAGCAATAGAGTACGTTCAAGGCTTCTCTACAAAAGAGCCAAAATCATTAATATTGCAAGGTTCATACGGAACTGGTAAAAGCCACCTAGCATACGCTATCGCAAAAGCAGTCAAAGCTAAAGGGCATACGGTTGCTTTTATGCACATACCAATGTTGATGGATCGTATCAAAGCGACATACAACAAAAATGCAGTAGAGACTACAGACGAGCTAGTCAGATTGCTAAGTGATATTGATTTACTTGTACTAGATGATATGGGTGTAGAAAACACAGAACACACTTTAAATAAGCTTTTCAGCATTGTTGATAACAGAGTAGGTAAAAACAACATCTTTACAACTAACTTTAGTGATAAAGAATTAAATCAAAATATGAACTGGCAACGTATCAATTCAAGAATGAAACACAATGCAAGAAAAGTAAGAGTAATCGGAGACGATTTCAGGGAGCGAGATACATGGTAACCAAAGAATTTTTAAAAACTAAACTTGAGTGTTCAGATATGTACGCTCAGAAACTCATAGATGAGGCACAGGGAGACGAAAACAAGTTGTACGACCTATTTATCCAAAAACTTGCAGAACGTCATACACGCCCTGCTATCGTCGAATATTAAGGAGTGTTAAAAATGCCGAAAGAAAAATATTACTTATACCGAGAAGATGGCACGGAAGTTATTAAAGTTATTAAGTATAAAGATAACGAAAATGAAGTTTATTCGCTCACAGGAGGCCATTTCAGTGACGAAAAGAAAATTATGACTGATAGTGACCTAAAACGATTCAAAGGCGCTCACGGACTTCTATATGAGCAAGAACTAGGGTTACAAGCAACGATATTTGATATTTAGAGGTGGACGATGAGTAAATACAACGCTAAGAAAGTTGAGTACAAAGGAATTGTATTTGATAGCAAAGTAGAGTGTGAATATTACCAATATTTAGAAAGTAATAAGAATGGCACTAATTATGATTATATCGAAATACAACCGAAATTCGAATTATTACCAAAATTAGATATACAACGAAAGATTGAATACATTGCAGACTTCGCGTTATATCTCGATGGCAAACTGATTGAAGTTATCGACATTAAAGGTATGCCAACCGAAGTAGCAAAACTTAAAGCTAAGATTTTCAGACATAAATACAGAAACATAAAACTCAATTGGATATGCAAAGCACCTAAGTATACAGGTAAAACATGGATTACGTACGAGGAATTAATTAAAGCAAGACGAGAACGCAAAAGAGAAATGAAGTGATCTAATGCAACAACAAGCATATATAAACGCAACGATTGATATAAGGATACCTACAGAAGTTGAATATCAGTATTTTGATGATGTGGATAATGAAAAAGAAACATTGGCAGATTACTTATATAACAATCCGAATGAATTACTAGAGTATGACAATTTAAAAATTAGAAATGTAAATGTAGAGGTGGAATAAATGAGTATCGTAAAGATTAACGGTAAACCATATAAATTTACCGAACATGAAAATGAACTGATTGAAAAGAATGGTTTAACTCCAGGAATGGTTGCAAAAAGAGTGCGAGGTGGCTGGGCGTTGTTAGAAGCCTTACATGCACCTTATGGTATGCGCTTAGCTGAGTATAAAGAAATTGTGTTATCCAAAATTATGGAACGAGAGAGCAAAGAACGTGAAATAGCTAGGCAACGACGTAAAGAGGCAGAGCTAAGAAGAAAGAAACCGCATTTGTTTAATGTGCCACAGAAACATCCAAGAGGACGTTATGCGTGCTACCTGATGGAAAACGACATATTTCCAAAAGTAAGGGTATAGATCATGGTAGATAGCGCACGTAAAGAATACTTAAACCAATTTTTCGGTTCTAAGAGATATCTGTATCAGGATAACGAACGAGTGGCACATATCCATGTAGCAAATGACACTTATTACTTTCATGGGCATATCGTGCCAGGTTGGCAAGGTGTGAAGAAGGCATTTGATACAGCCGAAGAGCTCGAAATATATATAAAGCAACATGGTTTGGAATACGAGGAACAGAAGCAACTAACTTTATTTTAGAGGAGATGTAAACAATGAAAATCAAAGTTAAAAAAGAAATGAAATTAGATGAATTAATTAAGTGGGCGCGAAGTAATCCAGGGATATCAAATGGCAAAAATTTTTATGAAACGGATGAAAGTGTTAAAGCGGTATATTTTCAAAAAGATACAAATAAATTTTTTACTATAGGAGGTTTTACGTCAATTGACGCAACTTTTGAAGTCGAAGTTGAAGAGGAAATCACAGAAGAAACGGTAATACCGTCAGTAGTTGTAGTTAGAACGCAATACTTCCCGAATGGTAATGAATCAATAAATGTAACTAAAACTAACAATAAGTCGATAAAGGAACTTGTTGGGTCAAACCCAGATAATTCGAGGTTTAAATACCATGAGTTTTACTTGATGAATGACAAAGGTTTAGGAGAGTTAATCTGGAAAGATGGGAGATTGGTAGTATGATACTGAAATTTAAAGCTTGGGATAAAGATAAAAAAGTTATGAGTATTATTGACGAAATCGATTTTAATAGTGGATACATTTTGATTTCAACAGGTTATAAAAGTTTCGATGAAGTAAAACTACTACAATACACGGGTTTAAAAGATAAGAACAACACTGAAATATATGATGGCGATATTGCAGAGTTTAAATATCCTCATGACAAACGTTTTAAAGAAATAGGGATAATAACGCATTCTGCAGAAAAGGCTTGTTTTGTAATCAAGATGATAAGAGACACAGTCCAAGAATTTGAGTTATATAGAGGTGTTGCGAATAGCTATTTAAAAGTTATTGGTAATAAGTTTGAAAATCCGGAGTTACTGGAGGAATCGGAATGACACAACCAACAAGAGAAGAATTAATTAATTTCATGAAAAAACATGGAGCTGAAAATGTTGACTCTATCACTGATGAACAAAGTGCAATAAGACACTTTAGAGCTCAATCAAAAGTTTTTAAAGACGAACGTGATGAGTACAAGAAGCAACGAGATGAGCTTATCGTGGATATAGCGAAGTTAAGAGAGCGTAACAAAGAGCTTGAAAAGAAAGCGAGCGCATGGGATAGGTATTGCAAGAGCGTTGAAAAAGATCTAATAAACGAATTCGGCAATGATGATGAAAGAGTTAAATTTGGAATGGAATTAAACAATAAAATTTTTATGGAGGAAGACACAAATGAATAACCGCGAACAAATTGAACAGTCCGTTATAAGTGCTAGTGCGTATAACGGCAATGACACAGAGGGATTGTTAAAAGAGATTGAGGACGTGTATAAGAAAGCGCAAGCGTTTGATGAAATACTTGAGGGAATGACAAATGCTAATCAACATTCAGTTAAAGAAGGCATTGAACTTGATGAAGCAATAGGGATTATGACGGGTCAAGTTGTCTATAAATATGAGGAGGACGAGTGAAATGAAAAAATTTAATGTTCAAATCACATATACTGGCATGATTGAAGAGGCTATCGAGGCTGAAAGTTTAGAAGAAGCAGAAAATGAGGCGCGTGATATTGCGATGATGGAAGTGCCATTTGATTGTGATGAATATGAAATTAATATAGAGGAGGAACAGGAAAATGACTAACATCCTACAAGTGAAACTATTATCAAAAAACGCTAGAATGCCAGAACGAAATCATAAGACAGATGCAGGTTATGACATATTCTCAGCTGAAACTGTCGTACTCGAGCCACAAGAAAAGGCAGTGATTAAAACAGATGTAGCTGTGAGCATACCAGAGGGCTATGTCGGGCTATTAACTAGCCGTAGTGGTGTAAGCAGTAAAACGCATTTAGTGATTGAAACAGGCAAAATAGACGCGGGATATCATGGTAATTTAGGGATTAATATCAAGAATGATAATGAAACGTTAGAGAGTGAGGATATGAGTAACTTTGGTCGGAGTCCTGCTGGGATAGATGGAAAGTATGCCCGACTACCTGTAACAGATAAAATTTTATGTATGAATGGTAGTTATGTCATAAACAAAGGCGACAAACTAGCTCAATTGGTTATTGTGCCTATATGGACACCTGAACTAAAGCAAGTGGAGGAATTCGAGAGTGTTTCAGAACGTGGAGCAAAAGGCTTCGGAAGTAGCGGAGTGTAAAGACATATTAGATAAGGTCAAGGAGGTTTTGGGGAAGTGACAATAAACAAATTAAAAAATATGCTCACGAATATTGGTTTGAATGTGGAAAGTGAGAAGTTATCCAAAGTTGAAGTCCAGTTATTCCCAACAGAACAACCATTAAAAGATAATACAGTACTTGAAGGTTATTCTTGCAATATTAAGAATTGGCCTAAGTTCAAAATTTGGATAAACAAATCTAACAAAGTAACTATAAAATCACGTGGAGTTCAAAAGAGTTTTGATATAGAAGATGAGAAGTCATTAAGGAAAGAATTAAAAAGTTTTGAACTTTTGTAAAAGAGGTGCTGGGAAAGTGAATTACATCATTGCATTAGTCACGTTAGTTGTAGGTGTTGGTACATTTAACTATTTAGTTAAGATGTATATGCTTTCGAGCAAGGAAATGGATTTATTTACATGCAGAATTGGAATGTTATTGACCTTAATCGTTCTAGTAGATTTTGCAAAGCAACAAAATATGTTGGCTACATTGAGTGTTGTACTAATACTTTTATTCATAGAAAAACTTAGAATCATTCAAATGAGTGATAAGAAGTGACACAATACTTAGTTACAACATTTAAAGATTCAACAGGACACAAACATACACACATAACTAGAGCTAAGATCAATCAAAGATTTACAGTTATTGAGGCAGAGAGTAAAGAAGAAGCGAAAGAGAAGTACGAGGCACAAGTTAAAAGGGATGCAATTATTAAAGTGGGTAAGTTGTTTGAAAATATATGTATATAGGAGAGAAGAAGATAAATGAAAAAATATTACGTTACAGTTAAATACTCAGGTGAGATTAATGAATATATAGAAGCTAAAGACTTAGAGCACGCCGATTTAAAAGCTATGGAAATTATAGATACACAAGCACCTTCTGGCTATGATAATGTCAATTTTCAAGTAGAAGAGATCACTGAAAACTAATACTAAAGGATGATTATTAAATGATTAACATACCTAAAATGAAATTTCCGAAAAAGTACACTGAAATAATCAAAAAATATAAAAATAAAACACCTGAAGAAAAAGCTGAGATTGAAGATGATTTCATTAAAGAAATTAATGATAAAGACAGTGAATTTTACAGTCCTATGATGGCTAATATGAATGAACATGAATTAAGGACTATGTTAAGAATGATGCCTAGTTTAATTGATACTGGAGATGACAACGATGATTAAACAAATATTAAGACTATTATTCTTACTAGCAATGTACGAGTTAGGTAAGTATGTAACTGAGCAAGTATATATTATGATGACGGCTAATGATGATGTAGAGGCGCCGAGTGATTACGCAAAGTTGAGTGATCAGTCTGATTTGATAAGGGTGGAGGTGTCGGAGTAGATGTATAGTAAAGAGTCAATTGTTAATATGATAGGCACACATAAAATGAAGTGTAATGTATTAGCTGATGTAATACCGGAATATGATAGCAATTCAATTGCACAGTATGGCATACAAGCAACGTTGCCGAAACCACAAGGGGAAAACTCAAGTAAAGTTGAAGATGTTGTTGTGAGGCTTGAGAGAGCAAATAAAAGGTATGCTCAGATGTTAAAAGAGGTTGAGTTTATAAATCAATCGCAACAGAGATTGGGACACGTTGACTTTTGTTTCTTAGAGTTATTGAAGAAAGGTTATAACAGGGATGCGATTATCAAGAAGATGCCTAACTCTAAATTAAACAGAAACAACTTCCTAGCACGCCGTGATGAGTTAGCAGAAAAGATTTATCTACTACAGTGACGAAAATGACAAAAATGACAGAAATGACGAAAATGACACTATTTTTAAATTGTGAATTAATTTTATATAATTGATTTGTAAGAATTATCTTAAGACGTGGGGTAATAGCCACAACAGATGTTCTCATCGATGTGATTAAGAAGTGACAAACATATAAAAGATGATATGTTACGCTATTAATCACTTACTACCTGCCTATATGGTGGGTAGTTTAATTCTTGCATTTTGAGTCATAACTATTTTCCTCCTTTCACATTTATTGAACGTAGCTCCTGCACAAGATGTAGGGGCATTTTTTATATTTAAATAACTAGAGTAATTAACGTAAAGGCGTGTGATACAGTGAAAACAATTGATTAAATTAACACCGAAGCAAGAAAAGTTTGTGCTAGGACTCATAGAGGGCAAGAGCCAACGGAAAGCATATATTGACGCAGGGTATTCGACTAAAGGTAAGAGTGGGGAATATCTAGATAAAGAAGCGAGTACACTTTTTAAAAATCGGAAGGTTTCCGGAAGGTACGAAAAATTGCGTCAAGAAGTAGCTGAACAATCAAAATGGACACGCCAAAAGGCCTTTGAAGAATATGAGTGGCTAAAGAATGTAGCTAAGAATGACATTGAAATAGAGGGAGTGAAGAAAGCGACAGCTGATGCATTCCTCGCTAGTTTAGATGGTATGAATAGAATGACGTTAGGTAACGAAGTTTTAGCTAACAAGAAAATAGAAACTGAAATTAAGATGCTTGAGAAGAAGATTGAACAAATAGATAAAGGTGACAGTGGAACAGAAGATAAAATCAAACAACTTCACGACGCAATAACGGAAGTGATCGTCAATGAATAAACTTAAATCTTTATATACGGACAAACAAATTGAAATATTGAAGCAAACGCAAAAACAAGATTGGTTTATGTTAATTAATCACGGAGCAAAGCGTACAGGTAAAACAATATTAAACAATGACTTATTTTTACGTGAGTTAATGCGTGTGCGAAAGATAGCAGACGAAGAAGGAATTGAGACACCTCAATATATACTTGCTGGTGCAACATTAGGTACGATTCAAAAAAACGTACTAATAGAGTTAACTAACAAATATGGCATTGAGTTTAATTTTGATAAATATAATTCATTCATGTTATTTGGCGTTCAAGTGGTTCAGACAGGTCACAGTAAAGTAAGTGGTATAGGAGCTATACGTGGTATGACATCGTTTGGTGCATATATCAATGAAGCGTCGTTAGCGCATGAAGAGGTGTTTGACGAGATTAAGTCACGTTGTAGTGGAACTGGTGCAAGAATATTGGTAGATACCAACCCTGACCATCCCGAGCATTGGTTGTTGAAAGATTATATTGAAAATACAGATCCTAAAGCAGGTATACTGAGTCACCAATTTAAGCTCGATGACAATAACTTTCTTAATGATAGATATAAAGAGTCTATTAAGGCTTCAACACCATCAGGTATGTTCTATGAACGTAATATCAACGGTATGTGGGTGTCTGGTGACGGTGTAGTATATGCCGACTTTGATTTGAATGAGAATACGATTAAAGCAGATGAACTGGACGACATACCTATCAAAGAATACTTTGCTGGTGTCGACTGGGGTTACGAGCACTATGGATCTATTGTGTTAATAGGACGAGGTATAGATGGTAACTTTTATTTTATTGAGGAGCACGCACACCAATTTAAGTTTATTGATGATTGGGTGGTTATTGCAAAAGATATTGTAAGTAGATATGGCAATATTAATTTTTACTGCGATACTGCACGACCTGAATACATCACTGAATTTAGAAGACATAGATTACGTGCAATTAACGCTGATAAAAGTAAACTATCGGGTGTAGAGGAAGTTGCTAAGTTGTTCAAACAAAACAAGTTACTTGTTCTTTATGATAATATGGATAGGTTTAAGCAAGAGGTATTTAAATATGTTTGGCACCCTACAAACGGAGAGCCTATAAAAGAATTTGATGACGTGTTGGACTCGTTAAGATATGCCATATACACACATACTAAACCTGAACGATTAAGGAGGGGGAAATGACATTGTATAAGTTAATAGATGATATTGAAGCACAAGGAATATTGCCTAAGCATATTGAGGCTCTAATAGAGTCACATAAAGACGATAGAGAGAGAATGGTTAATCTCTATAATAGATACAAGACACATATTGACTATGTACCAATATTCAAACGTCGACCAATTGAAGAAAAAGAAGATTTTGAAACTGGTGGAAATGTAAGGCGATTAGACGTGTCTGTTAATAACAAACTTAACAACTCTTTTGACAGCGAAATTGTTGATACACGTGTTGGTTATTTACATGGTGTTCCTGTTACTTATGATTTAGATGAAAACGCAGAAAAAAACGAAAAGTTGAAAAAGTTTATAACCAACTTTGCCATTAGAAATAGTGTTGATGATGAGGATTCTGAAATAGGTAAAATGGCAGCAATTTGCGGATATGGTGCTAGGTTAGCATATATTGATACGAATGGTGATATTAGGATTAAGAATATAGATCCCTATAATGTTATTTTTGTTGGCGACAATATTTTAGAACCTACATACTCATTGCGCTACTTTTATGAAAAAGATGATGATAATGGCACTGATTATGTGTACGCAGAGTTTTACGATAATACTTATTATTATGTATTTCGAGGAGAAGGTATTGACGCTTTGCAAGAAGTTGGACGATATGAACATTTATTTGATTACAATCCATTGTTTGGTGTACCTAACAACAAAGAGATGATAGGAGATGCTGAAAAGGTTATTCACTTAATTGACGCATATGATTTAACAATGAGCGATGCATCAAGTGAGATTAGTCAGACACGTTTAGCATACCTTGTGTTACGCGGTATGGGTATGAGTGAAGAAATGATTCAAGAAACACAAAAGAGTGGCGCATTTGAGTTGTTCGACAAAGATATGGACGTTAAATACTTAACAAAAGATGTAAATGACACAATGATTGAGAACCATTTAGATCGAATCGAAAAGAATATCATGCGTTTTGCAAAGTCAGTAAACTTTAATTCTGACGAGTTTAACGGAAATGTACCTATCATTGGAATGAAACTTAAACTTATGGCTTTAGAGAACAAGTGTATGACGTTTGAGCGTAAGATGACAGCTATGTTGAGGTATCAATTCAAAGTTATTTTATCTGCATTAAAGCGTAAAGGGTACAACTTGGATGATGATAGTTATTTAAACCTGATATTTAAGTTCACTCGTAACATTCCAGTTAATAAGTTAGAAGAATCACAAGTGCTAATTAACCTGAAGGGACAAGTTTCAGAACGAACAAGGTTAGGACAATCACAACTAGTTGATGATGTTGATTACGAATTAGACGAAATGGAAAAAGAAAGTCTTGAATTTAATGACAAATTACCTGACATATATGAAGGTGACGCAAATGACAAATCCCAAAATAACCAATCAGAATGATATTGATGAGTATATCGAGGGTTTAATCTCTAAAGCAGAAAAACCAATAGAACAACTATTTGCTAATCGACTTAAAGAGATAAAACAAATCATCGCAGATATGTTTGAGAAATATCAAAATGATGATGTGTATGTTACATGGACTGAATTCAATAAATACAACAGGCTCAATAAGGAGTTAACTCGTATAGGTACAATGTTGACTGATGACTATAGGCAAGTAGCTAAGATGATTCAGAAGTCACAAGAAGATGCTTATATAGAAAAATTCCTTATGAGCCTTTATTTATATGAAATGGCGAGTCAAACATCTATGCAGTTTGATGTTCCGAGTAAAGAGGTAATCAAATCAGCTATTGAACAACCTATTGAGTTCATTCGTTTAATGCCAACACTACAAAAACATCGTGATGAAGTATTGAAAAAGATACGTATGCACATTACACAAGGTATTATGAGTGGAGAGGGTTACTCTAAGATAGCTAAAGCAATACGTGATGATGTCGGCATGTCTAAAGCTCAATCATTGCGTGTGGCTCGTACAGAAGCAGGCAGAGCAATGTCACAAGCTGGACTTGATAGCGCAATGGTTGCTAAAGATAACGGTTTGAAGATGAAGAAACGTTGGAATGCTACTAAAGATACACGAACACGTGATACTCATCGTCATTTAGATGGGGAATCAGTGGAAATAGACCAAAACTTTCAATCAAGTGGATGTGTTGGACAGGCACCCAAGCTATTTATCGGTGTAAACAGTGCGAAAGAGAATATTAATTGTCGTTGTAAATTACTCTATTACATTGATGAAGATGAATTACCAACTGTGATGAGAGTGCGTAATGATGATGGTGAAAACGAAGTTATACCATTCATGAATTATCGTGAGTGGGAAAAGCACAAGAGGAAAAAGAAATAATACACCTATCGACCTTAGCATGTCGTTAAACTGCTTTTTATTATGCACTTTTCGGACTGTTAGGGTACGCGAAGGGCAAAAAGGAGTTCTGATATATGAATATCGAAGAAGTTAAGTCTTTTTTTGAAGAACACAAAGACGATAAAGAAGTAAAAGATTATCTAAACGGACTTAAGACGGTGTCTGTTGATGACGTTAAAGGCTTTTTAGATACAGAAGAAGGTAAACGATTCATTCAACCTGAATTAGATCGTTATCATTCGAAAGGATTAGAATCATGGAAAGAGAAAAATCTTGAGGATCTAATCGAACAAGAAGTACGGAAGCGTAATCCTGAGCAATCAGAAGAACAAAAACGTATTAGTGCTCTTGAACAAGAGTTAGAAAAACGCGACGCAGAGGCAAAACGTGAGAAGTTAAGAAGTAACGCGCTAGGTAAAGCGCAGGAACTAAATTTACCAACATCCTTAGTTGATAGATTTTTAGGCGATTCTGATGAAGATACTGAGCAAAACTTAAAAGCTTTAAAAGAAACCTTTGACAAGTATGTTCAAAAAGGTGTTGAGTCTAAATTTAAATCGAGTGGAAGAGATGTTAAAGAATCACGAAATCAAGATTTAGACCCTTCAAATGTAAAGTCCATTGAAGAAATGGCGAAAGAAATCAATATTAGAAAATAAAGTGAGGTAATAAAATATGGCAACTCCAACATACACGCCAGGCAATGTTATTTTATCGGATTTTAAAAACGGCGTTATTCCAGCAGAACAAGGTACTTTAATCATGAAAGACATTATGGCTAATTCAGCAATTATGAAATTAGCTAAAAATGAGCCAATGACAGCACAAAAGAAAAAATTTACTTACTTAGCAAAAGGTGTAGGCGCCTACTGGGTATCAGAAACGGAACGTATTCAAACTTCTAAGCCTGAATATGCACAAGCAGAAATGGAAGCTAAGAAAATTGGTGTAATTATTCCGTTATCAAAAGAGTTTCTTAAATGGACTGCAAAAGATTTCTTTAATGAGGTTAAACCTCTAATTGCAGAGGCATTTTACAAAGCGTTTGACCAAGCTGTTATCTTTGGTACTAAATCACCTTACAACACTTCAACTAGTGGTAAACCGCTTGTTGAAGGCGCAGAAGAGAAAGGTAACGTTGTTACAGATACTAATAATTTATACGTAGACCTTTCGGCATTAATGGCTACTATTGAAGATGAAGAGTTAGATCCAAACGGAGTATTAACTACACGTTCATTCAGAAGTAAAATGCGTAATGCTTTAGATGCTAATGACAGACCATTATTTGATGCTAACGGGAACGAGATTATGGGATTACCACTATCTTATACTGGAGCGGATGTATACGACAAAAAGAAATCGTTAGCACTAATGGGTGATTGGGATTACGCACGTTACGGTATCTTACAAGGTATTGAGTATGCAATTTCTGAAGATGCCACGTTAACGACGTTACAAGCATCAGATGCTTCTGGCCAACCAGTATCATTATTTGAACGTGATATGTTCGCTTTACGTGCGACGATGCATATTGCATACATGAACGTTAAACCAGAAGCGTTCGCAACGCTTAAACCAACTGAATAGGAGGAGATATGATGGCTAATCCTGCAGAAGAGATTAAGGTAAAAAAAGACAATATGACTATTACTGTTACAAAGAAGGCGTTTGACTCTTATTACAGTCTTGTCGGTTACAAAGAGGTTAAATCACGCCGTACTACGTCTGATAAGAGCGAGTGATAAAAATGACTCTTTATGAAGATGTTAAACTTTTACTCAAGAAAAATGGAGTGGAAGTTAAAAGTGATGAAGAAGAAATATTTAAGATGGAAGTTGACGGAATACTAGAAGATGTTAGGGATATAACAAACAATGATTTTATGAAAGATGGTCAAGTCATTTATCCTTACTCAATCAAAAAGTATGTCGCAGATGTCCTAGAGTATTATCAACGACCTGAAGTTAAAAAGAATTTAAAGTCAAGAAGTATGGGGACAGTGTCGTACACTTATAACGATGGTGTCCCTGATTACATTAGTGGAGTATTAAACAGGTATAAACGAGCAAAGTTTCATCCGTTTAAACCAATAAGGTAGAGGTGTTGTTTGTGTTTAACCCATACGACGAATTCCCTCACACTATTTCTATTGGAAGTATCAAAAAAGTAGGAGAGTATCCAATTATACAAGAGCGCTTTGTAAGCGATAAAACAATTAAAGGATTTATGGATACGCCTACTACATCTGAACAACTAAAATTTCATCAAATGTCACAAGAATATGACAGAAACCTATATGTACCTTATGACTTGCCAATATCTAAAAACAATTTATTTGAGTATGAGGGTAGAATCTTTAGTATTGAAGGTGATTCTGTAGATCAGGGCGGACAACATGAAATTAAGTTACTACGACTTAAGCAGGTGCCATATGGCAAAAGTTAAGTACGGTGCTGATAGCATGGTTGTTGAATTGGATAAGTTCGATAAGAAAATAGAAGAGTGGGTTAAAAAAGGTATCGCTAAAACAACGATGAAGATATATAACACTGCTGTAGCATTAGCTCCTGTTGACTTAGGTTTTTTAGAAGAAAGTATTGACTTTAAATATTTCGATGGTGGGTTATCCAGTGTTATAAGTGTCGGCGCAGATTATGCAATATACGTTGAATACGGTACTGGTATATATGCTACTGGTCCTGGTGGTAGTCGTGCTACAAAGATTCCGTGGAGTTTTAAAGGTGATGACGGCGAATGGTACACAACATATGGTCAAGCGCCACAGCCATTTTGGAACCCTGCAATTGACGCAGGACGCAAGACATTCGAGCAGTATTTTTCATAGAGGTGGTTAAATATGTGGGTATCAGTTGAGCCTGAACTTACAAATCAAATATATAAAAGATTAATCTCAGACCCTAACATTAACAAACTAGTTGATGATAGGGTCTTTGACGTTGTTCAAGATGACGCTGTTTACCCATATATTGTTGTGGGTGAATCAAACGTCACTAACAACGAATCTAGCGCAACAATGAGAGAAACAGTCGGTATTGTCATACATGTGTATTCACAGTTCGCTACACAATACGAGGCTAAGCTCATTTTAAGCGCGATAGGTTATGTGCTTAACAGACCTATAGAAATAGATAATTACGAGTTTCAATTTAGCCGTATCGATAGTCAAGCAGTATTCCCTGATATAGACAGGTTTACTAAGCATGGCACGATACGGCTTTTATTTAAGTACAGACATAAAAAGAAAAACGAAGGAGTGTATTAAATGGCGCAAAAAAACTATTTAGCAGTTGTACGTCCAGCTGAAACTGACTTAGATCCAGTAGAATCTTTATTATTAGCTGACTTACAAGAAGGTGGACATACGATTGAAAATGATTTAGCTGAAATAGTACGAGGCGGTAAAACGGACTATTCTCCCAATGCAATGTCAGAATCATTTAAATTAACAATTGGTAATGTGCCTGGAGATAAAGGAATTGAAGCAGTGAAACACGCTGTACAAACAGGTGGACAGTTGCGTATATGGCTTTATGAGCGTAATAAACGTGCAGACGGTAAACATCACGGAATGTTTGGTTATGTTGTTCCAGAATCATTTGAAATGTCATTTGATGATGAAAGTGACAAAATCGAACTATCATTAAAAGTTAAATGGAATACAGCAGAAGGTGCTGAAGATAACTTGCCGAAAGAGTGGTTTGAAGCTGCAGGTGCGCCTACAGTTGAATACGAAAAATTCGGCGAAAAAGTCGGAACATTCGAGAATCAAAAGAAAGCTAGTGTTGTATCTGATTCACACACGGAAGACCATTCTATGTAAACTAATAGATCAAGGGGGCGTAAGCTCCCTATTTTTTTATAAAAAATTGAAAAGAGGTATATATTTTGACTGAATTTAATCCAATTACAACATTAAAAATTAATGACGGAGAAAAAGATTACGAAGTAGAAGCAAAAGTAACATTTGCATTTGACCGAAAAGCTGAAAAATTCTCAGAAGATAGCGAAGATGGGAGAAAAGGAGCAATGCCAGGATTCAATGTTATCTTTAACGGTTTGCTAGAATCTAGAAACAAAGCGATTTTACAATTTTGGGAATGTGCTACTGCTTATTTAAAAAACCCACCAACTCGAGAACAATTAGAAAAAGCAATTGATGATTTCATCACTGAAAACGAGGATACTTTGCCGTTATTACAAGGGGCTTTGGACAAACTTAACAATAGTGGTTTTTTCAAGAGGGAGAGTCGCTCGTACTGGATGACATTGAACAAAGCACCGAATATGGCCAAAAGCGAGGACAAAGAAATGACGAAAGCAGGCATAGAAATGATGAAAGAGAATTACAAGGAAATCATGGGCGCAGAACCTTACACGATTACTCAAAAATAAGGCAACTGACAGCTAGATATTTAGGATATATCCCTGAACATGAATTGTTAGCACTAACACCTGCTGAATGGCGTGATTGGCTTATTGGTGGTCAGGATAGGTACCTAGATCAAAGACAATTATTAATTGAACAAGCGCAAGCTAACGGCTTAGTACAAGCTTCTAAGAGGCTAACTAGTATGATTCGTGACATTGAGAAACAACGTTACGAAATAAGAGAACCTGGTAGCTATGCTCGTGTACAAAAAGCTAGATTAGAAGAAGAAAAAAGAAGACGTGAACTCTTCAAAGAAGGTACAAGAAAATTCCTTGAATCGAAAGGAGGTTAGCCTTTGGATACTCATTTTATGGCAAAGATTATGGCCAATATTAGAGATTTCCAAAGCAACGTAAGGAAAGCTCAACGATTAGCAAAGACGTCTGTACCAAACGAAATTGAAACAGATGTAAAAGCAGATATTTCAAGATTCCAAAGAGCTTTACAACGCGCTAAAGCTATGGCGCAAAAATGGCGTGAACATAACGTTAAAATAGATGGTAATAATTCACCGTTAAAACGTGCAATTGCTAGTGCAAAAACGATGTTGGCCACGTTACACAACAAAACAATAAAAGTTAATTTCGATACGAGAGGTATGACAAAAACCCAAATTTTAACTAAGGCACTGAATCAGTCCTTAACTGATTATAGTGAGAAAATGGACGCGCTAGCTACTAAAATTCGTACATTTGGTACAATTTTTGCACAACAAGTTAAAGGCTTAATGATTGCTAGTATACAAGCATTGATACCAGTGATTGCCGGATTAGTACCTGCAATAATGGCAGTACTTAATGCGGTTGGTGTATTAGGTGGTGGCGTTTTAGGTTTAGTTGGCGCATTCTCTGTCGCAGGTCTTGGAGTTGTTGGCTTTGGTGCAATGGCTATTAGCGCTCTTAAAATGGTTGAAGATGGAACATTGGCAGTAACAAAAGAAGTTCAAAACTTTAGAGATGCGAGCGATCAGTTAAAAACTACATGGCGTGATATTGTTAAAGAGAATCAAGCAAGTATCTTTAATGCGATGTCAGCAGGTATCAGAGGTGTTACAAGTGCGATGTCTCAATTAAAACCATTCTTATCTGAAGTATCTATGCTGGTTGAAGCAAACGCACGCAAGTTTGAGGATTGGGTTAAACATTCTGAAACAACTAAGAAAGCATTTGAAGCATTGAATAGCATAGGTGGCGCAATCTTCGGAGATTTATTGAACGCTGCAGGAAGATTTGGCGACGGATTAATTAACATTTTCACTCAATTAATGCCGTTGTTCAAATTTGTGTCTCAAGGACTACAGAACATGTCCATAGCTTTCCAAAATTGGGCTAATAGTGTGGCTGGTCAGAATGCTATTAAAGCGTTTATTGACTACACTACCACTAACTTACCTAAGATTGGTCAGATATTTGGCAATGTGTTCGCTGGTATTGGTAATTTAATGATTGCTTTTGCTCAAAACAGTTCTAACATTTTTGACTGGTTAGTTAAATTAACTTCTCAATTTAGAGCATGGTCAGAACAAGTAGGACAATCACAAGGATTTAAAGACTTTATCAGTTACGTTCAAGAGAATGGTCCTACTATTATGCAGTTAATCGGTAATATCGTAAAAGTGTTAGTGGCATTTGGTATTGCAATGGCTCCTATAGCTAGTAAATTACTAGATTTCATTACTAATTTAGCTGGATTTATCGCCAAACTATTCGAAGCACACCCAGCAGTCGCTCAAATTATCGGTGTTATCGGTATTTTAGGTGGCGTATTTTGGGCTTTAATGGCTCCGATCGCAGCTGTTAGCAGTGTGTTAAGTAATGTGTTTAGTATGACTTTATTGAATGTTGTCAAAAGAATACTGGATTTAACTAGAATAACTGGGGTGGTAAGTAAAGCGTTCGGTTTATTGACTGGTGCTTTCACAAGTATTTCTTGGCCAATATTAGCAGTAGTTGCAGTCATTGGTGTATTCATTGGTATTCTTGTTTATTTATGGAAAACAAACGAGAATTTCAGAAAAACAATAACAGAAGCTTGGAACGGTATTAAAACAGCAGTTTCCGGTGCGATTCAAGGTGTAGTAGATTGGTTAACTCAATTGTGGGGCAAAATTCAATCAACATTACAGCCAATCATGCCTATATTACAAGTATTAGGACAAGTATTCATGCAAGTTTTAGGTGTTTTGGTAATAGGCATTATTACAAATGTTATGAATATCATACAAGGTTTGTGGACGTTAATTACAATTGCGTTCCAAGCCATAGGAACAGTGATATCCGTAGCTGTCCAAATCATAGTAGGTTTATTCACTGCTTTAATTCAGTTGCTTACTGGCGACTTCTCAGGTGTTTGGGAGACTATTAAAACTACGGTTACCAATGTACTTGATACGATTTGGCAATACATGCAATCAGTTTGGGAGTCAATTATCGGCTTTTTAACTGGCGTAATGAATCGAACGCTTTCAATGTTTGGTACAAGTTGGTCACAGATATGGAGTACAATCACTAATTTTGTTAGCAGTATTTGGAACACTGTTACAAGTTGGTTCAGTCGTGTTGCTTGGAGTGTGGCTGAAAAAATGGGACAAGCATTAAACTTTATTATCACAAAAGGTTCTGAATGGGTTTCTAACATTTGGAATACAGTTACAAGTTTCGCGAGTAAAGTAGCTGATGGGTTTAAAAGAGTTGTCTCAAATGTAGGTGACGGTATGAGTGATGCACTTGGTAAGATTAAAAGTTTCTTCGGTGATTTCTTAAATGCCGGAGCAGAATTAATAGGCAAAGTAGCTGAGGGTGTAGCTAACGCCGCGCACAAAGTTGTTAGTGCAGTAGGCGATGCAATTTCATCAGCTTGGGACTCTGTAACTTCATTCGTAAGTGGACACGGCGGAGGTAGTGGCTTAGGCAAAGGTTTAGCGGTATCACAAGCTAAAGTAATGGCTACAGACTTTGGCAGTGCCTTTAATAAAGAGCTATCCTCTACTTTGACAGATAGTATAGTAGATCCTGTAAGTACTTCTATAGACAGACACATGACTAGCGATGTTCAACATAGCTTAAAAGAAAATAATAGACCTATTGTGAATGTAACGATTAGAAATGAGGGCGACCTTGATTTAATTAAATCACGCATTGATGACATGAACGCTATAGACGGAAGTTTCAACTTATTATAAGGGAGGTTTGTTAGTTGATAGCGCACGATATAGAAGTAATAAGGAATGGTTCGCAGTATCGCGTCAGTGACAATCCTTTCACTTATAATCACTTGGAAGTAGTTGAATATAACGTTACAGGCGCAGGATATCATCGTAACTATTCTGATATAGAGGGTATTGATGGTAGATTTCATAATTACGCTAAAGAAGAACTTAAAAAAGTAGAGCTTAAGTTAAGGTACAAAGTACCTAAGATTGCTTATGCTTCACATTTAAAATCAGACGTCCAAGCACTATTTGCTGGGCGTTTTTATTTAAGGGAATTAGCTACACCAGACAATTCAATTAAGTATGAGCATATATTAGATATACCAAAAGACAAACAAGCATTTGAGCTTGATTATGTTGATGGACGACAACTTTTTGTAGGACTAGTAAATGAAGTTTCTTTTGACACAACTCAAACATCAGGGGAATTTTCTTTGTCATTTGAAACAACCGAACTACCATACTTTGAAAGTGTCGGTTATAGTACTGATCTTGAAAGTGATAACGACCCTGAAAAATGGTCGGTACCTGATAGATTGCCTACAAACGAAGGTGATAAGAGGCGTCAAATGACATTTTACAACACTAACTCAGGAGAAGTTTATTATAACGGTGATGTTCCTTTAACACAGTTTAATCAGTTTAATGTTGTTGAAATAGAGTTAGCCGAAGATGTTAAAGCTAATGATAAGGATGGATTCACTTTCTATACAGATAAAGGAAATATCTCAGTTATTAAGGAAGTTGATTTAAAAGCTGGAGATAAAATAATCTTCGACGGTAAACATACCTATAGAGGTTATTTAAATATAGATTCTTTTAATAAAACTTTAGAACAACCGGTTTTATATCCAGGCTGGAATCGATTCAAGTCTAATAAAGTAATGAAACAAATTACATTTAGACACAAATTATATTTTAGATAAGGAGTAGCCTATGCCAATTTTATTAAAAAGTCTACAGGGTGTAGGGCACGCTATTAATGTTAGTACAAAAGTAAGTAAAAAGTTAAATGAAGATAGTTCTTTGGATCTAACTATTATCGAGAACGCGAGTACGTTTGACGCAATAGGTGCTATAACTAAAATGTGGACGATCACTCATGTTGAAGGTGAAGATGATTTCAACGAATATGTAATTGTCATACTTGATAAGTCTACTATTGGCGAAAAAATAAGGCTTGATATCAAAGCTAGACAAAAAGAACTTGATGACCTTAACAATTCTAGGATTTACCAAGAGTATAACGAAAGTTTTACAGGCGTTGAGTTCTTCAATACTGTCTTTAAAGGAACGGGTTATAAGTATGTATTACATCCAAAAGTAGATGCATCTAAATTCGAGGGATTAGGCAAAGGAGATACACGATTAGAAATCTTTAAAAAAGGACTTGAGCGTTATCATCTCGAATATGAATACGATGCAAAGACTAAAACGTTTCATTTGTATGATGAATTATCTAAGTTTGCCAATTATTACATTAAAGCTGGTGTGAATGCTGATAACGTCAAAATACAAGAAGACGCATCTAAATGTTATACCTTTATTAAAGGTTATGGTGATTTTGATGGACAACAGACTTTTGCAGAAGCGGGACTACAAATTGAATTCACTCATCCATTAGCACAATTGATAGGTAAAAGAGAAGCGCCACCACTTGTTGATGGACGTATTAAAAAAGAAGATAGTTTAAAAAAAGCAATGGAGCTAGTGATAAAGAAAAGTGTCACTGCTTCTATTTCCTTAGACTTTGTAGCGTTACGTGAACATTTCCCAGAAGCTAACCCTAAAATAGGTGATGTTGTTAGAGTGGTGGATTCTGCCATAGGATATAACGACTTAGTGAGAATAGTCGAAATCACTACACATAGAGATGCGTACAATAATATCACTAAGCAAGATGTAGTATTAGGAGACTTTACAAGGCGTAATCGTTATAACAAAGCAGTTCATGATGCTGCAAATTATGTTAAAAGCGTAAAATCTACAAAATCCGACCCATCTAAAGAACTAAAAGCATTAAACGCAAAAGTTAACGCAAGTTTATCTATAAATAATGAATTGGTTAAGCAGAATGAAAAAATAAACGCTAAAGTCGATAAGATGAATACTAAAACAGTTACAACTGCTAATGGTACGATCATGTACGACTTTACGAGTCAATCAAGTATAAGAAATATCAAATCAATTGGAACGATTGGCGATTCTGTAGCTAGAGGATCACATGCGAAAACAAATTTTACTGAAATGTTAGGCAAGAAGTTAAAAGCTAAAACGACCAACCTTGCAAGAGGTGGCGCAACTATGGCAACTGTTACAGATACAAACAACGTTGAAAATAGTATTTATAGGCAAGCGGAACAAATAAGAGGCGACTTAATCATATTACAAGGCACTGATGATGACTGGTTACACGGTTATTGGGCAGGCGTACCGATAGGCACTGATAAAACGGACACTAAAACGTTTTACGGTGCCTTTTGTTCTGCAATTGAAGTTATTAGAAAGAATAATCCAGACTCAAAAATACTAGTGATGACAGCTACTAGACAATGTCCTATGCGTGGTACAACGATACGCCGTAAAGATACGGATAAAAACAAACTAGGGTTAACACTTGAGGACTATGTAAACGCTCAAATATTAGCTTGTAGTGAGTTAGATGTACCAGTGTTTGACGCATATCACACAGATTACTTTAAGCCATACAATCCAGCTTTTAGGAAAGCGAGCATGGAGGACGGCTTACACCCTAACGAAAAAGGTCACGAGGTTATTATGTACGAGTTAATCAAGGATTATTACAGTTTTTACGACTAAAGGAGGCAACCAATGGCTTACGGATTAATTACAAGTTTACATTCAATGACAGGTCGGAAAATAGTTGCTCAACATGAGTATAACTATCGCTTGTTAGATGAAGGCATGAGCAAACTTGAGAAAATGTTTATATACCATCAAAAAGAAGAAATATACGCACACTCAGCGAAACAAATTAAATACTTGAATGACAGTGTTGAAGATTATTTAACGTATTTAAATGGCCGTTTTAGCAATATGATTCTAGGCCATAACGGCGACGGTATCAACGAAGTAAAAGACGCGCGTGTTGATAATACAGGTTATGGTCATAAGACATTGCAAGATCGTTTGTATCATGATTATTCAACACTAGATGCTTTCACTAAAAAGGTTGAGAAAGCTGTAGATGAAAACTATAAAGAATATCGAGCGACAGAATACCGATTCGAACCAAAAGAGCAAGAACCGGAATTTATTACTGATTTATCGCCATATACAAATGCAGTAATGCAATCGTTTTGGGTAGATCCTAGAACAAAAATTATTTATATGACACAAGCTCGTCCAGGCAATCATTACATGTTATCTAGATTGAAGCCCAACGGACAATTTATTGATAGATTGCTTGTTAAAAATGGCGGTCACGGCACACACAATGCGTATAGATACATTGATGGAGAATTATGGATTTATTCAGCTGTATTGGACAGTAACAAAAACAACAAGTTTGTACGTTTCCAATATAGAACTGGAGAAATAACTTATGGTAATGAAATGCAAGATGTCATGCCGAATATATTTAACGACAGATATACGTCAGCGATTTATAATCCGGTAGAAAATTTAATGATTTTTAGACGTGAATATAAACCCACTGAAAGACAACTTAAGAATTCGTTGAACTTTGTTGAGGTTAGAAGTGCTGACGATATTGATAAAGGTATAGACAAAGTATTGTATCAAATGGATATACCTATGGAATACACTTCAGATACACAACCTATGCAAGGTATCACTTATGATGCAGGTATCTTATATTGGTATACAGGTGATTCGAATACAGCCAACCCTAACTACTTACAAGGTTTCGATATCAAAACAAAAGAGTTATTATTTAAACGACGTATCGATATAGGCGGTGTGAATAACAACTTTAAAGGAGATTTCCAAGAGGCTGAGGGTCTAGATATGTATTACGATCTAGAAACAGGACGTAAAGCACTTTTAATCGGGGTAACTATTGGACCTGGTAACAACAGACATCATTCAATTTACTCTATCGGTCAAAGAGGTGTAAACCAATTCTTGAAAAACATCGCACCTCAAGTATCAATGACTGATTCAGGCGGACGTGTTAAACCGTTACCGATACAGAACCCAGCATATCTAAGTGATATTACGGAAGTTGGTCATTACTATATCTATACGCAAGACACACAAAATGCGTTAGATTTCCCGTTACCGAAAGCGTTTAGAGATGCAGGTTGGTTCTTTGATGTACTGCCTGGACACTATAATGGTGCTCTAAGACAAGTACTTACCAGAAACAGCACAGGTAGAAATATGCTTAAATTCGAACGTGTCATTGACATTTTCAATAAGAAAAACAACGGAGCATGGAATTTCTGTCCGCAAAACGCCGGTTATTGGGAACATATCCCTAAGAGTATTACAAAATTATCAGATTTAAAAATCGTTGGTTTAGATTTCTATATCACTACTGAAGAATCAAAACGATTTACTGATTTTCCTAAAGACTTTAAAGGTATTGCAGGTTGGATATTAGAAGTAAAATCGAATACACCAGGTAACACAACACAAGTATTAAGACGTAATAACTTCCCGTCTGCGCATCAATTTTTAGTTAGAAACTTTGGTACTGGTGGCGTTGGTAAATGGAGTTTATTCGAGGGAAAGGTGGTTGAATAATGGTAGTAGATAATTTTTCGAAAGATGATAACTTAATCGAGTTACAAACAACATCACAATATAATCCGGTTATTGACACAAACATCAGTTTCTATGAATCAGATAGAGGAACTGGTGTTTTAAATTTTGCAGTAACTAAGAATAACAAGCCGTTATCAATCAGTAAACATAATGCGATGACTAGTATTGTGCTTAAGACGGATAACTTTGACGATGAACACGGTGCTTATATTAGTGATGAACTTACAATTATTGATGCAATTAACGGACGAATGCAATACGTTATTCCTAACGAGTTCTTAAAATACACTGGACGCGTACATGCACAAGCTTACTTTACTCAAAACGGTAGCAATAACGTAATTGTAGAGCGTCAATTTAGCTTCAATATCCAGAATGATCTAATTAGTAATTTTGACGGTAAAACGAAGCTAGTTTATATCAAGTCAATTCAGGACTTAACAGAAAGTGTTAAAGAAGAAGTTGAGGACTTAAAGAAAAGTTTAAGTGATACAAAATCGTTGGTTACTGAAATTGATAGTCGTATTAATCAAGGTATTCAAAGATTAGAAATCAAACAAAATGAAGCGGTACAGATGATTACAACAACACAAGACAAAGCCGTTCAATATATAAATAGCGAGTTCCAGAAAATTGTTGATAAAGAGCAAGCGATTTTTGAACGTGTTAACGAAGTTGAACAACAAATCAATGGCGCTGACATTGTTAAAGGTAATTCAACAACAAATTGGCAAAAGTCTAAACTTACTGATGATTACGGTAAAGCAATTGAATCATCTGAGCAGTCCATAGATAGCGTTTTAAGCACAGTTAACACATCTAGGATTATTCATATCACTAGCGCGACAGATGCGCCCTCATTTAAAGATATAGGTACTGTCGATACACCTAAAGAAGATGGCGTTGACGATGGTTCAGATATTCCGGTAGCTCCTAACACTTTAGGAAAATCAGGCGTGTTAGTTGTCTATGTTGTTGATGATAGTACGGCACGTGCAACATGGTATCCAGATGATTCAAACGACGAATATACAAAATATAAAATTAGTGGCACATGGTACCCGTTTTATAAAAAAATGACGGCGATTTAACTAAGCAATTCGTCGAAGAAACATCAAACAACGCTTTAAATCAAGCCAAGCAGTATGTAGATGATAAATTCGGAACAACGAGCTGGCAACAACATAAATTAACAGAGCATAATGGTCAATCAATTCAAGTTAACTTGAATAATGCACAAGGCGATTTGGGCTATTTAACCGCTGGTAATTACTATGCAACAAGAGTGCCGGATTTACCAAGTGGCGTTGAAAGTTATGAGGGGTACTTATCTGTATTTGTTAAAGACGAAACAAATAAGTTATTTAACTTCACACCTTATAACTCTAAGAAAATTTATACACGATCAATCACAAACGGCAGACTTGAAACACAGTGGACAGTTCCTAATGAACATAAGTCAACGGTATTGTTCGACGGTGGAGCAAATGGTGTAGGTACAACAATCAATCTAACCGAACCGTACACAAACTATTCTATTTTGTTGGTAAGTGGAACTTATCCAGGTGGCGTTATTGAGGGATTCGGACTAACCGCATTACCTAACGCGATTCAATTGAGTAAAGCCAATGTAGTTGACTCAGACGGCAACGGTGGCGGTATTTATGAGTGCTTACTATCCAAAACAAGTAGCACTACTTTAAGAATAGATAACGATGTGTACTTTGATTTAGGTAAAACATCAGGTTCTGGAGCGAATGCCAACAAAGTTACTATAACTAAAATTATGGGGTGGAAATAATGAAGATCACAGTAAATGATAAAAATGAAGTTATCGGATACGTTAATACTGGCGGTTTACGTAATAGTTTAGATGTAGACGATAACAATGTGCCTATCAAATTCAAAGAAGAGTTCGAACCTAGAAAGTTCGTTTTCACTAACGGCGAAATTAAATACAATAGCAATTTCGAAAAAGAAGACGTACCGAATGCATCAAACCAACAAAGTGAATCAGATTTGAGTGATGAAGAACTTCGCGGAATGGTTGCAAGTATGCAAATGCAGGTGACGCAAGTAAACATTTTGGCGATGGAATTAAAGCAACAAAACGCTATGTTAACACAACAGTTGACTGAAATAAAAGCTGGTAAAACAAATACAGAGGAGGACGTTTAAATGGAGAAAATTAAGATGATTTATCCAACTTTCAAGGACATTAAAACTTTTTATGTGTGGGGTTGCTATAAAAATGAGCAAATTAAGTGGTACGTAGACATGGGTGTAATCGACAAAGAAGAATATGCATTGATCACTGGAGAAAAATATCCAGAAACAAAAGATGAAAAGTCACAGGTGTAATGCTTGTGGCTTTTTAATTTGAATAAAGTGGGTGGCATAATGTTTGGATTTACCAAACGACATGAACAAGATTGGCGTTTAACGCGATTAGAAGAAAATGATAAGACTATGTTTGAAAAATTCGACAGAATAGAAGATAGTCTTAGAGCGCAAGAAAAGATTTATGACAAATTAGATAGAAATTTTGAAGAATTAAAGCGCGACAAGGTAGAAGATGAAAAGAATAAAGAAAAGAATGCCAAGAATATTAGAGACATAAAAATGTGGATTCTCGGTTTGATAGGGACTATCTTCAGTACGATTGTCATAGCTTTACTAAGAACTATTTTTGGTATTTAAAGGAGGTGATTACCATGCTTAAAGGGATTTTAGGATATAGCTTCTGGGCGTGCTTCTGGTTTGGTAAATGTAAATAACAGTTAAGAGTCAGTGCTTCGGCACTGGCTTTATATTTTGATTGAAATGAGGTGCATACATGGGATTACCTAACCCAAAGACTAGAAAGCCTACAGCTAGTGAAGTGGTGGAGTGGGCAAAGTCGAATATTGGTAAGAGGATTAATATAGATAATTATCGTGGTGCTTAATTAAGGGTTCCACGTAAAAAAATAATGTGAATTGCTGGAACACCCTTAGAGTCTTAATAACTACAACGTAATTGGCAACGATAAGCGTGAATGTTAAAAAATATTAAGAATTGGGCAATCAGCAGCGAAGCCTCTATGGTAACAGTAGAGGAACGTTCAACGACTAAGTGCTACAAATTTGTAGACAGTGCATTAAATATTCATATGTGATACAATGTTTTTGACGATTAACGAGGAGTGGTCAAATGGACATTGCGGGTATGCAGTTTAATTATTTAAAAGTATTGGAATTTTATGGTAGAAATAAACATAAAAAGAAGTTATATAAATGCTTATGTACAAGATGTGGTAATGAAAAAATTATGATCGGTACTGCAGTGAAAAACGGGTATTCTAAAAGTTGTGGTTGTCTAGCGAAAGATAACCATCATAAAAAACACGGAATGACAGGCACTTTAATTTATCATAAATGGAAAGGCATGAAACAAAGATGTTATAACCATAATTATGATTTTTATAATGCGTATGGTGGTAGGGGAATAAAGGTTTGTGATGAATGGAAAGATGACTTTATGCAATTCTATAAAGATGTGGGAGATGTGCCTTTCAAAGGTGCTGAACTAGATAGAATTGATAATGACGATGATTATAAACCTTCAAATTGTCGATGGGTAAGCCATAAAGAAAACTCAAATAATCGCAGGAAATATCACAATAAAACAGGATATACTGGTGTCACTTTTAAACCTAAAATAAATAAGTATCAAGCTCAATTGTACAAAAACAAAAAATTTATATACTTAGGTGTTTACGAAACTGCAGAAGAAGCGTATTTAGCGTATAAAAAAGCTAAAAATGAATATTAAGATATAGTCTAGTCTCATGTGAAAGCATGAGGCTCTTTTTATAGAGCGGTTTAACGTTATACAAGCGCGTTGAGAAATCAATACAGGGAAAGACGTTAAATTAAATACAAACGCAATGTTGGGATACACCTAACTTTATTTTTAAAAGATATTGGGGTTTTGTAACATGGGGCAATGCTAAGGATATGGCTAATTACAGATATCCTAAGGGTTTCCGATTCTATCGTTATTCATCTGGATTTGTACCGGAACCTGGAGACATCGCAGTTTGGCACCCTGGCAACGGAATAGGTTCGGACGGACACACCGCAATAGTAGTAGGACCATCTAATAAAAGTTATTTTTATAGCGTTGACCAAAACTGGGTTAATTCTAATAGTTGGACAGGTTCTCCGGGAAGTTTAGTAAGACACCCTTATGTAAGTGTTACAGGCTTTGTCAGACCTCCATATTCAAAAGATACTAGCAAACCTAGTAGTACTGATACAAGTTCAGCATCAAAAGCCAATGACTCAACAATTACTGGCGAAGCGAAGAAACCGCAATTTAAAGAAGTTAAAACAGTAAAATACACTGCTTACAGCAATGTTTTAGATAGAGAAGAGCACTTCATTGACCATATAGTTGTAATGGGTGATGAACGTTCAGATATTCAAGGATTATATATAAAAGAATCAATGCATATGCGTTCGGTAGACGAACTGTATACGCAAAGAAATAAGTTTATCAGCGATTATGAAATACCGCATTTATATGTCGATAGAGAGGCTACATGGCTTGCTAGACCAACCAATTTTGATGACCCGCGTCACCCTAATTGGCTAGTTATTGAAGTATGTGGTGGTCAAACAGATAGTAAGCGTCAATTCTTAATGAACCAAATACAAGCTTTAATACGGGGTGTATGGTTGTTGTCAGGAACAGATAAAGAATTATCTGAAACGACTTTAAAGGTAGACCCTAATATTTGGCGTAGTATGAAAGATTTAATTAATTACGACTTGATTAAGCAAGGTATACCGGATGACGCAAAGTATGAGCAAGTCAAAAAGAAAATGCTTGAGACGTACATCAAACGAGATATATTGAAACGAGAAAATATTAAAGAAGTAACTACAAAAACAACAATAAGAATTAGTGATAAAACATCGGTTGACAGTGCGTCAACAAGAGGACCCACTGCATCAGACGAAAAACCAAGCATCGTTACTGAAAAAAGTCCGTTCACGTTCCAGCAAGCACTGGATAGACAAATGTCTAGGGGTAACCCGAAAAAATCTCATACATGGGGCTGGGCTAATGCAACACGAGCACAAACGAGCTCAGCAATGAATGTTAAGCGAATATGGGAAAGTAACACACAATGCTATCAAATGCTTAATTTAGGCAAGTATCAAGGCGTTTCAGTTAGTGCGCTTAATAAGATACTCAAAGGGAAAGGAACGCTAGACGGACAAGGCAAAGCATTTGCAGAAGCCTGTAAGAAAAACAACATTAACGAAATCTATTTGATCGCGCACGCTTTCTTAGAAAGTGGATACGGAACAAGTAACTTCGCTAGTGGTAGATACGGTGCATATAATTACTTCGGTATTGGTGCATTCGACAACGACCCTGATTATGCAATGAAATTTGCTAAGAATAAAGGTTGGACATCTCCAGCAAAAGCAATCATGGGCGGTGCTAGCTTCGTAAGAAAGGATTACATCAATAAAGGTCAAAACACGTTGTACCGAATTAGATGGAATCCTAAGAATCCAGCTACCCACCAATACGCTACTGCTATAGAGTGGTGCCAACATCAAGCAAGTACAATCGCTAAGTTATATAAACAAATCGGCTTAAAAGGTATCTACTTCACAAGGGATAAATATAAATAAAGAGGTGTATAAATGTACAAAATAAAAGATGTTGAAACGAGAATAAAAAATGATGGTGTTGACTTAGGTGACGTTGGCTGTCGATTTTACACTGAAGATGAAAATACAGCATCTATAAGAATAGGTATCAATGACAAACAAGGTCGTATCGATCTAAAAGCACATGGCTTAACACCTAGATTACATTTGTTTATGGAAGATGGCTCTATATTCAAAAATGAGCCCCTGATTATCGACGATGTTGTAAAAGGGTTCCTTACCTACAAGATACCTAAAAAGGTTATCAAACACGCTGGTTATGTTCGCTGTAAGCTGTTTTTAGAGAAAGAAGAAGAAAAAATACATGTCGCAAACTTTTCTTTCAATATCATTGATAGTGGTATTGAATCTGCTGTAGCAAAAGAAATCGATGTTAAATTGGTAGATGATGCTATTACGAGAATCTTAAAAGATAACGCGACAGATTTATTGAGCAAAGACTTTAAAGAGAAAATAGATAAAGATGTTATTTCTTACATCGAAAAGAATGAAAGTAGATTTAAAGGTGCGAAAGGTGATAAAGGCGAACCGGGACAACCTGGTGCGAAAGGTGATACAGGTAAAAAGGGAGAACAAGGCACACCCGGTAAAAACGGTACTGTAGTATCAATCAATCCTGACACTAAAATGTGGCAAATTGATGGTAAAGATACAGATATCAAAGCAGAACCTGAGTTATTGGACAAAATCAAAATCGCAAATGTTGAAGGGTTAGAAGATAAATTGCAAGAAGTTGAAAAAAACAAAGATACAACTCTCAACGACTCTAAAACGTATACGGATTCAAAAATTGCTGAACTAGTTGATAGCGCGCCTGAATCTATGAATACATTAAGAGAATTGGCAGAAGCAATACAAAACAACTCAATTTCAGAAAGTGTATTGCAACAGATTGGCTCAAAAGTTAGTACAGAAGATTTCGAGGGATTCAAGCGATCATTAAACAGTTTGTATGCAGATAAAAATCATAGTCATACAATCAAACAGGTTGAAGGACTAGAAAATACTTTGTCAAGGAAGTCCGACATAAATCACAGACATGATGAACGTTATGTTTTATCAGCGAATGCTTTTACAAAAGAGAAAGCGGATAAACTTTATCAACCTATCGGTTCTTCACAACCAACACTGAATATTTGGACAGGCAGTGAAACAGAATATAATTATTTGTATCAAAAAGACCCTAATACACTTTACTTAATTAAGGGGTGATTTTTATGGAAGGTAATTTTAAAAATGTAAAGAAGCTTATTTACGAAGGCGAAGAATATACAAAAGTATATGCTGGAAATATCCAAGTATGGAAAAAGCCTTCATCTTTTGTAATAAAACCCTTACCTAAAAATAAATATCCGGATAGCATAGAAGATTCAACAGCAAAATGGACAATAAATGGAGTTGAACCTAATAAAAGTTATCAGGTGACAATAGAAAATGTACGTAGCGGTATAATGAGGATTTCGCAAACTAATTTAGGTTCAAGTGATTTAGGAATATCAGGAGTCAATAGCGGAGTTGCAAGTAAAAATATCAACTTTAGTAATCCTTCAGGGATGTTGTATGTCACTATAAGTGATGTTTATTCAGGATCTCCGACATTGACCATTGAATAATTTTAAACGACTAATTTTTTAGTCGTTTTTTATTTTGGATAAAAGGAGCAAACAAATGGATATCGGTACAATCGTAAGAACAATTTTATTAATAGTCGCATGGATCAATCAGTTTTTAGCAATCAAACATATTTCTCCAATCCCAGTTGACGAAGTGTTTATAAGCACAGTCGTTACTGGGATTGTTTCAATTTGGACGTGGTGGAAGAACAACAACTTTACTCACGCATCTAAGAAGGGACAACAAAAAATCTATGAAGTAAAAGCTGGCATTCAGTCAACTGGTGGCGCACCTAAAGTGAACGGAGATGATAATAATGCCGTCGGTTAGAACATACAGTCAAGCTATTAGTTATCTTAAAAGTTTAGAAGGTAAGGCGTGGAATCCAGACAATGCGTTTGGATGTCAATGCTTCGATACTGCTAACCAATATTGGCTATATTTATTTAATCACAGGTTGAAAGGTGTAGGCGCTGCTGACATTCCTACATGGAATGATTTCACTAACGAGGCAACCGTTTATGAAAATACTGTGTCGTTTCAAGCATTGCCTGGCGACGTCGTTATTTTTAACCGTAATTATGGTGGTGGTTATGGTCATGTAGGTATCGTAATAAGCGCTACGTTAGATTCTATAACTATTTTAGAGCAGAACTGGCTAGGCGGTGCTTACTGGAGTCCACCAGAAGTTACTACAAGACGCACACACGGCTATGATTTTCCTATGTGGTTCATTCGTCCATTCTACGCAAAAGAAACGACTGCTAATAAGCTAAGAAGCGCAGTAACACCAGTTAAACAAGATAAGTTATCAAAAGGCAAAAAAATCATGCTTGTAGCTGGTCATGGTATTGGCGCATACTCTAACGACCCAGGTGCCGTTGCGAATGGAGAAAACGAAAGAGATTTTAACCGTAAAAATATTATCCCTAGAGTGAAAAAGTATCTTGAGTCAGTAGGTAATACAGTATTGTTGTACGGTGGCAATTCGATGAATCAAGATTTATATCAAGATACATTGTACGGTCAACGTGTTGGAAACTATAAAGATTATGGCATGTACTGGATTAAAAGCGAAGTCAAACCGGATGCAATCATAGAGTTTCACTTAGATTCTGCTAGCCCACAAGCAAGTGGCGGGCATGTAATCATTAGCGATCGTTTCCCAGCTGATGACATTGACAAGGCATTAAGTAGCGCATTAGATAAAACAGTAGGTAAAATAAGAGGTGTGACACCTAGAGGGGATTTATTGAACGCTAACGTGTCTGCTGACCTCAATCTTAATTATCGTTTAATCGAATTAGGTTTTATCACATCGACGAAAGATTTAAACTACATTAAAAATAATTTAGATAGCTTCACGAAGCGAATTGCTGAAGCTATTAACGGCAGACAAATTGATGCGCCAAGTAGTAAGCCAAGCGCTGACAAAATAACATGGAATTGGAAAGGTGTATTTTATCCTAATCCCGAAAAAGCTATAAGAGTCAGAAAAACAGCTGGATTAACTGGCACTGTTGTTGAAGAAGATTCATGGCTATACACAAAAGATGATTGGGTAAAATTCGACCAAGTCATCAAAAAAGATGGCTACTGGTGGATTAGATTCAAATATCAACGTGAGGGGTCTAGTACTAATAATTTCTATTGTGCAGTGTGTAGAATCACTGATAAGGAACAAAAGATTAAAAATGAAAAATATTGGGGAACGATTGAGTGGGCTTAATATGTTATAATTAACATCCACCACATCATATGGCAGGTACTTCGGTACTTGCCTATTTTTTTATGCAAATTTTACAAAAAAACACTTGTTTAATAAACATTTGTTTAGTATAATTATATTTGTAGGTTAGTTGATGACTTACAAATTATGTGTAAGGAGGTGAAAAGCCTCATGCTAGACATAATAAAAACACTTCTAGAACATCAAGTATTGGCAGTACTGATAATTCCAGAAGTGTTAAAACAACTTAGAGAATGGCATCTCGGCTACCTAGACCGAAAGCCAAACAACAAAGATTAACATTATGCTTGGAGCCTGATGGCTCCTCCTTACACTTATATAATATAATATTATTTGGAGGTTTTCAATTATGACAGAACAAATGTATTTAATATTGTTTTTATTAAGCCTACCATTGTTATTATTTATCGGGAGAAAAACACATTTTTATTGTTTAGATAAAAAGAATGGACGTAGATAATATGAGTGATTATAAATTAAAAATAATTGAATTGATCAAAAGTGATATAACAGGTTACCAAATTCACAAACAAACTGGCGTAGCGCAATATGTAATTTCACAATTAAGGCAAGGAAAGCGCGAAGTAGATAACTTAACTTTAAATACAACTGAAAAACTATACAGTTACGCACGACAAGTGTTATAATATAAATGTGAAATGGTCATTCTTGAAATGACTCGGTCGCTACTGGCACAGACCGTTTAAAGTGTCACCACAACATGAACTGAGAATTCATATGACGTTGCTGACGAGCGACAAAGCTCTGTGTTCCTGAATGGGAGTAGGTTTGTGTGGTGGTATAATTTAGTAACAGCATAGACTGTCTATAGCAAAGTTGCCGAAGAGATTCTAAACGTATTTATAAATACGTGGCCCTTGCTAGATAACCGCATCTTAACTGATGCGGTTATTTTTATCCCCACACAACCAACAAAACCACACCACCTATTAATTTAGGAGTGTGGTTGTTTAAATATGTGAAGCTAAAATAACTACAAATGATACCATTTTTGATACCAAAAAATAATAACCTCAAAATTTCGAGAGAAATAACTTCATTTTAAATCGCATTAAATCAATGTTTCTATAAAAATAAGACCTTAAAAATTAGTTTTTTCAATCGAAATGGAAGGTAGTATTGGATAGCTTTAAACCGCGTTGTTAAGCTATTCTTAACTACCGAAAATGGTTATTGCTACCATTTTGATACTGAATATAACAAAAAGCCACATTTATGTGGCTTTTTTGGTTTTATAACTAAATCGGATTGATAGATAAGCTTTGTACTTATTTATCAGTTCGATTTTTTGATTGATGTAAAAAATCATTGATGGTGGATAAAGCGACAACACAAATACAACATGATTGTGGCATTAGAGTGCGAGTCTTTATTAAATTAATTGAAAACTACATCAAATATTCTTTAAAGATAATTCGATAATAGTTCGATTAAGTTTCGATGTATAAGTGAGTTAAAATAAGAAAACTATTAATAATATTAAGGTCACTACAGATGTTGCTAATGGACCGTAAGTTTTAAAGACATCTTTACTTTTATAACCAACAATCGCATCTAAAAATTGAACTAAAATCATTGCAATGGATATAGTTATCAAAAATATAGCACTATGAATGACTAAAGAAAAAACAGCTAATAAAAATAAAGGTAAGCTTCGACTAAGTGCATAATAAGCATTTATATTATGGCTAGATGCACATGCTCGAATTGAATAACCTAAACTTACACTGGCACTAATGATTGTAAATATTGCTAAAACAAAATACATGTTAATCCTTCTTTCTTTAGCGAGAATTTTAAATAAGTTTACTTAAAAGGAAAATTCCTACTGTCTTCAATAATCATCTCTAGTATAACTTTATTCAAAGTTAATGACTATCATGTGGATTCTTTTTAAATAATTCCACAAATTTTTATACTACATTCAGATTAAAGCACTAAACCTCGTCATATTAGAATCTTTCGTAAAAGGCATTTTAGTTACTATTAATAAAAGTATTATATATAATGAATTTTATATGGTTTATTAAACTAGAACGTCGGGAATTAAGTAACTACAACAAAAATAAGATATGACAATAAGGAGACGACACACGTGATCATTGCCATAATTATATTGATATTTATTTCGTTTTTCTTTTCAGGAAGTGAGACTGCATTAACAGCTGCAAATAAAACCAAATTTAAAACAGAAGCTGACAAAGGTGATAAAAAAGCGAAAGGCATTGTAAGGTTACTAGAGAAACCAAGTGAGTTCATTACAACAATTTTAATAGGGAATAATGTCGCAAATATATTGCTACCAACACTTGTAACTATTATGGCATTACGCTGGGGCATCAGTGTTGGAATTGCATCAGCTGTCTTAACTGTTGTTATCATTTTGGTTTCTGAAGTGATTCCAAAGTCTGTAGCAGCAACATTTCCGGACAAAATAACGAGACTTGTATATCCGGTTATCAATATTTGTGTGTTTGTATTTCGTCCAATTACACTACTTTTAAATAAATTAACAGACAGTATTAATCGAAGTTTATCAAAAGGACAACCACAAGAGCATCAATTCTCTAAAGAAGAGTTTAAAACGATGTTAGCAATTGCAGGGCACGAAGGTGCTTTAAATGAAATTGAGACAAATAGACTAAAAGGTGTTATTAATTTTGAAAATTTAAAAGTTAAAGATGTCGACACAACACCAAGAGTTAATGTGACTGCATTTGCATCAAATGCGACATATGAAGAAGTTTATGAAACGGTTATGAATAAACCTTACACAAGATATCCGGTGTATGAAGGTGATATAGATAACATCATTGGCGTGTTTCATTCTAAATATTTATTAGCTTGGAGTAATAATAAAGAAAATCAAATTACAAACTATTCAGCTAAACCATTATTTGTGAATGAACATAACAAAGCGGAGTGGGTATTACGTAAGATGACAATTTCTAGAAAACATTTAGCTATTGTATTAGACGAATTTGGTGGAACTGAAGCGATTGTGTCACATGAGGATTTAATTGAAGAATTGTTAGGTATGGAAATTGAGGACGAGATGGATAAAAAAGAAAAAGAAAAACTTTCTCGACAACAAATACAATACCAACAGCGAAAAAAACGTAACATTTCAATCTAA